CGTCCACCCGCTGGGTTGCCTTAAATCCTACCTGACCGGTTGCCGCATAAAGCTCGTTCAGCCTTTGGAAGGAACGGCCTTGCCGATCAGCAATCCAGTAGTAGCCGAAATCGCCGAAAGCGATAGTCTTAGCCCCTGCCGCAATTGTCGGTACATAGGCTGAAGTCTTGACCGGACGATTTAAAATCGTATCCGGTTGTCCGGCAGTAATGGAGGGCTGCCACAGGTACTGGCCGTTGCCGTCCTTTAATTTTCTGATGGCTTTGACAGTGGAATCGTTCATCACGAATACGGCATTTTTGCGGTAAGGAGACTTAAGGCTGTAGAACAGATCCATGATCTCATCCACCGTAATAGCCGTTGCTGAAGCGGCAGTTACACCCAGTTCCGCTCCGCCGGTAGCATTGAAAATCCCGGTTGGCTTGCCGGTTCCGTTACCGATGAAGAAGGATTCCTCTTCCTTGGCACCGATTCTACGGGCAAATTCCCGGGCGATATATGACTCCAGATTAAAGACGCTGTCATTTAACAATTCCTCGGATACCTTGATCATGGTCGCCAGCTTGTAGGCTCCTATGGAAACCTGCCCAAAGGCATCGTCTGATTCCGGGATAGCACCTTCTTCATCCACCCAAGAGGCGGTGCCCTTTGTGGCTACGACTGGTATTTTGCGATCGCCGCTGGCGGTTTGGATGATCTTGGCCATGGTGCGGAAGATGTTTTCTTCTTGCAGGGCTTCGACCAAGGTACGCTCGAACTCGTCCGGCACCAGGTAGCCTCCCTCGGAATCGGTCCCCACCTGCAGCGCGTTCAGGACTTCGTATCCCGCTGCCTTGCTGCGCATGGCGTTCCAGAAGGCTCGTTTGTACTCGTCGCTGGCCCGGCCGGTTTTATTCTCAGGGTTTGGCTGGCCGGGCTTGCCGGTAATGGGTGTATTGACGGGCTTGTTAAGCTCCGCGTCCAATGCCTGCTGACGCTCCAGCCGATCGATTTCTTTGCCGAGATTCACCACATCGGCTTCCATCTTTTCATAGGTGGCAACATCCTCGGCGGAAAGGAGCCCGTCAGCGCCGCGCTTGCTGTCCAGAAAGGCTTTAGCGGCATCCCAGGCTTTGGCTCTTTTCTCACGCAGTTCTAAGATTTTGCTCATGGTTATTCCTCCCATTCTAATGTTTTAATAGGCTGAGCCGCTTTTCCAGGTAGCTGAGCGGGGTGCCGGTCGGCGGTTTAGGGTTATTAACCTGGGGCAGCGGAAACTTTTTTACCAGCGCGTTGGTGACCGTCATTTTGTCAAAAAGATAAGCCGCGCTGGGCGGCTCGGTTAGGTGTTCTTCGGTTGTGTATAGGACTTTGTCGGCAAAGCCCAGCTCCACTGCTTTCCAGGCGTTAAACCAGCTTTCGGCATCCATCATGTGCGAAATTTTGGTTCTTGATAAACCGGTTTTCTGCTCGTAGGCATTGATAATGCTTTCTTTAACCTCGGACAGCATGGCAATACCGCTTTTAAGGTCAGATATTTCCCCGAATATGACGGTGGTGGGGTTATGGATCATCATCATGGCTACCGGAGACATGTGAACCTCGTCCGCCGCCATGGCGATTACCGAAGCCGCGCTGGCAGCAAGCCCCTCGATTTTGACGGTAATGTGTCCCGGATACTCTTTTAACATGGTGTAGATTTGACTGGCGGCAAATACATCGCCACCCGGGGAGTTGAGCATCACTACCACATCCCCATCCTCAGCGTAGAGCTCGTTTTTAAACTGCTTGGGGGTAATATCGTCCTCGAACCAGCTGTCCTCAGCGATATACCCATCTAAAAAGAGGGTTCGATCCTGCTCGTTTTTGAGCCAGTTCCAAAACTTTCTGCTCATTGGCTGACCTCCTTTCTTTTGGTATTGGCATACGCGCCCACATCTTCAAGCTTCAGCATGTTACCGTTCATGGCATAAATATCGCCATGCTCGATGGTGTTCATGTTTTCTAAGGTTCTTACATCGTTGGGGCTTAAGAAACCGTTTTGAATACCTATGGCGTAGCCTTGCATCCTCGATGCATAATCGCCCCGCAATAGTCCGTCCACCACAAAACCCACAAAATACTGGCCCTTTTCGGATGGCCTGAGCAGAGCTTTATTCATTCCTTGCTCGAGCCTTACCAGCCAGGGCCGGATGGTATGGACTACAAAACTGATAGATTGATGCTCGATGTTGCTGAAAGTGGCTTTGTCCAAATTAGCCACCAGATGGGGCGGCACCCGAAAGATTCTACATATCTCCTCCGTCTGAAACTTTCTGGTTTCAAGAAACTGCGCCTGCTCCGGCGGTATACCGATGGACTGGAACTTCATACCTTCTTCCAGCACAGCTATCCGGTGGGCGTTGCCGCTGCCCTGGTAGACCGCGTTCCAGCTTTCCCGGATTCGGGCCGGGTCTTTGACTACCCCGGGATGCTCTAAAACTCCGCCTGGACTGGCTCCATTGGCAAAGAATTTACCCCCGTATTCTTCGGTGGCGATTGCCATGCCGATGGCATTCTTGGCCATAGCGATAGGAGAGTAGCCCACCAGTCCGTCAAAACCAAGCCCGGGAATATGCAGGATATCTTCCGGCCTTAAGATCACATATCCGGTGTCCTTGCGGTATTCGTAATAGAGCTGTCCATCAGTTGTCCGATCCACTGTCATGCGGTCGGGCAGCAGGGGATAAAGAGCTAAGATTTGGCCCCTAGCGTCTCTAATTATCTGGGCATAGGCGTTGCCCCATAATAAAAGATGACTCATCAGTGTTTCCCGAAACACAAATGAAGTCATCTCCGGATTAGGCTCATCATGGAGCAGATAATATAGCTGGTGGTCTATGGCTTTCTCCTTGCCGTTGTCTGTAGACCGGTAAACATTGAGCGGCAAGCTGGCTATGGTTTCCGCCAGGATGCGAACGCAGGCATATACCGCGGTGGTCTGCATGGCAGTTCTTTCATTGACGGTTTTGCCGCTGGCGGTTCCGCCGAAGAAAAAGCTATATGTGCTGCCATACAGACGATTTTTAGGACTGGCTCGGGGCTTTAATAATCTTGATAATACGGGTATTTTCATAAAACGCCCTCCTTAAAATGGGCATGAAAAAAGACAACTCCGAAGAATTGCCTTTGTAAGTATTGTTTTAGCAGTTGTTTTATTACCGGGAATAGATTCCCTTGGCTTTCAAATCAGCATAATTAAAAAACAAAGTCCCGCTTTCTTTTTTCATACGAATACCATTGAAAGTGCCTGTTGCATCAGTTGCATTAATAAATTTATCGGTCATTTCATCAACACAGTATATGATTTTATCTCCAGATATTCCTTGCTCATAAAAAGCATAAATATATGAATATCCTGGAATATCACTCCGCTTTCCTGCAATGCCAAACTCTGCTAACTGGCTATCTTGAACTAAAATATAGTCAAAAGTAATTCCTGAAACCCATTCGATCTGACTCTCATCAAATTCAGCTAAGTCATATCGGCTTGCTTGAGGATATATTGCCGTGTTGAGATCGTTACCGTAATAATGAACCTGTACATTTGTCATCATTTTCACATAGTCTGGGGTAGCATAATACTGACCTTGATAATAGATAACATTACCTTTCAATATATTTTCAAGAAGCGTTGAAAGGCTGGATGTGCTATATGGTACAAATTCGTTTGCGTCGTAGTTAAAAGTATATGCGTTAACCGTATTGGTGTCGCCTGCCCATTCAACCGTATAACCTGCATTTTCCAAGACCGCCCGGATAGGAAGGTAAGTTCGGCCATTTTTAACAACAGCTACTGTATCGTTTTCTGTAAGCTGATTGTTTGTATAAATTTTATTTGTTCCAATCGGCACTTCTATTCGGTTATGCTCGGTTATCACAATAGCAGTACGTGCATTCGTATCATAACCGACAACGAATCCAGCAGACTCCATTGTTACACGAAGCGGAACCATCGTTCTGTTATTCTCATCCACAAACGGGTAACCGGAATCATTTGTAAATTTAACTGCTTTACCATTAAGTAAAATATTAATGCCGCTATTACTTGCTGCGCTAGCCGGGACAGTAAATATAAAGAAGCAACATCCAATGAATACCAACGTAGTTATTAATAAGCTTTTTCTCATATCATCACCCTCCTTATGACACTAGAGTAACAGAAATTTATTACAAAAGCTAAACAATGTTGGATTTATGGCATAGATCAGGTAACTATAAGAATAAAAGTCCTCTGACATCATAAACCGAAGAACCGGCATTTTCTCCACATCGTATTGCTCTATCCAGTGCCATAATAGTTGCCACTGCACCGTCAATCCTCTCTGTAGACTTTTCCTTGTCCGGTTTAATGTTTCCGGCCGGGTCTGTGCGGATAAAAATGTTATCCATCATCCAGCGCAGAACCGGATGGCCGCTATGGGCGATCTTTTCTTCCAGGGTCAGTTTCATTAGTTCCTTGGTAGGAGGGGACATATCCTTAAAACCCTGGCCAAACGGCACCACTGTAAAACCAAGCCCTTCCAAGTTCTGTGTCATTTGGACCGCGCCCCAGCGGTCAAAGGCAATCTCACGGATGTTATACTGGGTCCCAAGTTCCTCGATGAAGCTTTCGATGAATCCGTAATGTACCACATTGCCTTCGGTGGTTTTAAGATACTCCTGCTTTTGCCACAGGTCATAGTTTACGTGATCGCGCCGAACACGCAGGTCGAGGTTTTCTTCCGGTATCCAGAAGTAGGGGAGAATATGAAATTTATCGTCCTCATCAACCGGCGGAAAAACCAGCACAAAAGCTGTTATATCGGTAGTGCTGGACAAGTCCAACCCGCCATAGCACACCCGGCCTTTTAGTTCTTCCGTGTCAACCTTGAAAGCGCATTTGTCCCATTTCTCCATGGGCATCCAGCGTACTGCCTGTTTGACCCATTGGTTGAGCCTAAGCTGCCGGAAGCTGTTTTCTTCAGCAGGGTTTTGTTTTGCGCTTTCACAGGCAGCTTTAATCTTGTCGATACTTACGGTTATACCCAGCGACGGATTAACTTTTTTCCACACTTTAGGGTCAGTCCAGTCGTCATCTTCCTCCGCTCCATAGATTACAGGATAAAACGTAGCATCATGCTTGCGACCGGCCAGCAGATCTTTGGCTTTTTGATGCACCTCATAGCAAATACTGTTGACGTTATCGCCCGCTGTTGTGATGAGGAAGTAAAGCGGCTGCATCCTAGCATCCCCTGAGCCTTTGGTCATGACGTCAAACAGTTTCCGGTTAGGCTGGGTATGCAGCTCATCAAATACCACGCCGTGGATGTTGAAACCATGCTTCGAATAAGCTTCAGCCGACAGCACTTGATAAAAGCTATTGGTCGGCAGGTAAATAAGCCGCTTGGTGGAGGCCAGGATCTTAACACGTTTGTTCAGTGCGGGACACATCCGCACCATATCGGCGGCA